TACGTTGTTTTCTATTTGGGTTAACAGTTAATGCTTGTCGGTTTAGTTGTGGGACTCTTTCTGTCATGTTCCTAGTCCTCCAATAAATCCTGCAGCAGTTCCACCGTTTCCTGCTCCATTAGTAGCCTCTGCAGACTTAGTCCCACGCTTCTTTGGTTGTTCTAACTTTCTACCTGTTGCGTGTGGATCAGTTCCTGCAGTCAATGTTCCAACTCTGTTTGGATACCCCTGGAACCAGTAACCTTCACCAGTGTAGCCAGGCTCACGACGTCGGTTAAAACGACGTCGTTGTTTTTCTTCAGTTTTTTCTGACTTACCAAACTGTGTAGATAAGTTTCTCAAGTTCTTTCCTTCTGCCGTAACACGACTTCCCACAGAGTAACGACCATAAGTACCACCAGGACCACCAAAAAGTCCTTTGCCAGTTTCATATCTATCTTCCATAATTAAACACGCCTTCTGGATCGTAAACAACTAACGATGATGCAACTAGTTTAGCGCTCATCTCTCGACCGTGATGGCCGCAAAAATAAAGTTCACCATTAGCAAGAGTTGCTCTGACTAACGCCTGTGCTCCACACTTGTCACAACGATCAAGTGCTGACATAGCCTCATGCGTAGCGGTAGTTGTCATTAGAAGAACCCTGGCTTTGCTACGGGAGTGTTTGCTCCAGGAGCATACTTGTTCTGTTCACCAGAAATCTTTGGAAGTTGCTTTTCATCAAACGTTGAACTTCTAGGCATTGCACCAGCCATAGTGATGCTTCTCTGTGGTGAGAACTGCCCCATAGAAAGGTTCTGGTTCATGTTCCTATTTTGCCCCTTTTATCCCGTGGTGTAAGGTCATAATAGCAGTATGGATGACGCAGCCTATATTGCAAAGTTTTGCTGTAGTATATGCGGGAAACGATACGTAGTAATGACTCTCGCAAGAGATTGCGAAGAAAAACATATAGACGGGGAATAATATGTGGCAACTAATTAAATCTTTATTTTGTAAGCATAAGGGAGAGACTGTGAAATCGTCTTGTCCATTTACTGGGATCACCTACACCTATTGCGGTAAGTGTAACCAACGCACACACTCAGAGAAAACTCCTAATGCCTAAATACGAATACTCGTGCATTCAGTGCGATTTAGATTACGAAAAAGAGCGTAGCATCACTGAGGCAGATCCTGGTTATCACTGCGACAAATGCGGCTACGCTCTTCAGCGTGTCTTTAATACCTTTGGCCTTGCCTTTAGAGGCGGAGGCTTCTACTCAACTAGAGACTAGTTGTAGTTTGGGTCTTCTTCTTTAGCAGCAGCACTTTTAGTTTTCTTATCTGCTGCTTGACGAGTCTCGACTTCTGCGTCTGCAACTGTCTTTGCACCTTTATCAACTGTTGAGAAGGCTGCGTTGATTTCGTCTAGAGTTAGTTTTCCATCGTCCATAAAAGCACGTGCTAACTTTTCAACGACTGCAGCAACTGCAGTAAGACCTGCGACTGTTACCGCCTTGATAGTTGAGATACCAGCGATAGCACCAGCACCAATAACTGAAAGACCGCTTGCTGCAAAGACTGCAACAATACGCATCAATACATTGTTTAGACTCTTCATGAGATTTTTCATACCCGTTCTCGTTTCCCCCTCAGGATGTAAGTCTTATTATCAGTCTTGCTGGATGCCCATACGTTCTAAATACAGTTCTTTTTCACTCATTAAGTACTCTTCAATGCGCTTGTACTGTATTTCTGTCTGTTCTTGGGTTTCTTTAACTTGTTCTTGTGTCATTTCTTTATTTAAATCCTTAAAAGTTTCTACGGCTAAATCCAGATTGGTCTTAGCCAGTGCTGCCTTGAGTTGGGCTTGTTTCCACATAAACTCGGCATGGTCTTGTTTTCTTTGTAAACGCTTATCTTGTGTTTTTGACATTCCAAAATCTTAACATAATAAAGGAGCCGTTTTTGCGTGCTCTTGCTCAGGAGCCACTTATTCAGTTGTGTGACTAATCTAACTCACAACTGCTGTGATCCGCATCACAAACAGTTACTTATATTGCTCCTTGACTAAGAACGGCCCTGAGGTGTTCATGTCTAATTTCTCAGCAACGGCTAGAGCCTTGAGAGGCTTTGCTCCTGCATGGAGTGCCCCAATCGCATAACTAGCGCCAGAACCTACTCCGTAGATCCCGTCATCACTCATACAGATAGAGCAGTCATCGGCAACATCAAATACCTCACCACCAACTGCAACTAGGAAGTTAAAGCGAGAATCATTACCTTTTCCATCGCCTTTGCCCTCACTGAAGTCATGGCCGTTCTCTATAAGGCATTTTCTGAGAGAAGGCATCACTTTAACAATCATGAAATGATAAATGTCTTGGAGATCTTTTGCAGTTGGTTTTGGCGGATTCCACAAATGCTGTGCAATATCGCAAGGTGCAACTTCTCCAGAACCAGCAATTAAGTAACCATTGCGTTCTGTAATCTTTTCCATTCGAGGATGGTGGTAAATACGGCCGTCATCACCAGTCACCTGGTTATCGGCAGCAAAAACAACTTTGTCCTCATACTGCACCGCTACGATCGTTGTCATTACTCTCCCTCATTAGAAACGCCCCCCAAGGATACCATTACTGGAACCCTGGAGGGCTAGAGTCTAAATTGTCCGATTAGAGTAGTTTGACCAGTTCTGCCCATGTCTTAGGGCCGATAACGCCATTTGAGTCTACTAAGTCGTTATTATCTTGGAATGCGATGACTGCCTTCTTGGTTGTTGGGCCGTAATCGCCGTCTGTAGCCAATCCTAGGGCCTCCTGGACAATCTTGACAGATTCTCCCTTCGCACCTGGCTTGATCTGTCCTGGGAAGGCTGGAGCCTGTGCAACAGGCACATCTACGTTTACCTCGTTGCCCTTGTAGTTAGGGCGACCCCAACCAACGATTGAGACAAGAACCTTCTTCTTGTTGGTCTTGTATGCACGGATCTGGTTGCAGACCTCTCCGCCATTTCGCTGATCTCCCTTTTTCTTCCCGCTAGTATTTCCTTCAATAGTCAAAACGACTCCATCGGAATCAATACCTGTGCAGATACCTACGTGAGAGATTCGATTGACCCCATCTCCTGGGAAATCAAAATACAGGATATCTCCTGGTTGTGGTGATTGCCCACAATCTGCATCAAACCATGTGCCCATCTTCTTAAATGCTCCAGCCCCTACAACTGTAGAGACAGTATTAGGAATCTTTACGCCAGCCATGTGGCCGCACCACATGACGAAGGAGCCACACCATGCTAAGTAGTTGGCCTTGGTAAAAGCCCCGTACTTGGTCTCGTTATCTTTAGGACCTTCAATAGTCCCAACTTCTTTTTTTGCAACTTCAATAATTGCCGCTGCTGTGCCTTTGTCAGCCATTACTTCTCCTAGCCTGGAATAGTGTCGTTAAATTTGTCTATAGGAATTCGCCAAGAATTCTCTGGAGGGTAATGATACTCGTCCTTGGTGCACTCTTCAGTAGGAAGCCAGCCATAAACCTCGACCTCTGAGTAATAATCACGGTCTAGGACTCGTGCCCCTACCAAGATCACCCCAGGCCTGATGTCCTTAGGAAAGACTGGGATCTCATCCTTAGTCCGTACCGACTTGACCTCATAGCAGGGCATTACATCAGGAAAGTCTTTTCTGAAATAATGTTCCTCATTGGTGTAGAAAGGAAATGTGAAAGGCTGCTTGTATAATTTAGCAACTGCATACTCTGCAACGATAGTTCGTACATTTGCTGCAATCTCTGGCTCTAGGTACTTCTTATTCTCACCTGCGTAGTTAGGGCGATCAACACTGCCAAACTTTATCATCCATCGGTTCAATGCAATATCTGCACATGCACGTACCTCTTCTTTGGAAAGAGTAACAATCACTTCTTGTATTTCCAATCAACCCACACATCAAAGGCTCTGCCAATGACAAGACCAACCATTAGTCCAATAAGAAATAGTTCCATTAGTAATCCCTCATGCGTCTTGTCTCCAATGTAAATAAGACTTAACATAAACTGCTGCATACGCAAGAGCAGAGAAGATAAACCCATATTGTTTGGTTGTAACAGCATACGCAATCCATAGACATTCGTTAATGCATAAAATATGCCATCCCCATATAGTCTTGCGACCAACAAAGAATATTCCAGTTACACCTATTACCGCTAATACCCATGACCAATATTGCATCATTTATAATCCCTCTCAATGATTAAGTACCAATGTATAAAACTAATAGTTAGTGACGGCTCTTGCGGATAAACTTCAATTGCAAAGCCCCAACCATCAGAAGTACCAAATTTAAACCAGCCTCTTTTAAAGTGCCTCATTATTGCCCCGTGCTAC